GCTGGAACTGCCCGCGGCTGATTTTCCTGGCCGCGCCAAGATGGTTCACGATGGCGTCCAGCGCGTTGAGGATAAAATCCATCCGCTCGATGAAGACGAGCGGCCGCAGGCCGGCCAGCGACATGCCGGTGGCCAGCCCGACCATCAGGTTTTCCGCCACGGGCGTTTCGATCAGCCGATCCTCCGGCACGTTTTTCAGCGTGCCCAGGGCCCGGCCGCCGATCTTCACGCCGTAGCCGATGAAGCGGACGGCCTTGTCGGCGGCCAGATTGTCCATGGCCAGGGTGAGCTGTTCCCTGTACGCGCTCACAGCCAGCCGTCCTTGGCCAGAAGGTGGATGGCGTGGTGGACGCTGCGGGCCATCCGGCTGGCGGGCGTGAGGAGCACCTGCTCGTGATCGGCGCAGAGGATGATGGGCTTGGCCCGGTTGTGGACGTTTAGGCACGGCCAGCTGGGGCCGGTGCTGGTGCCCACGATGACCTTGGCCTTGACCGATGCCGCGCCGATGAAAGTTACGTTCCTGTTTTCAAAATGCGGACACAGCCCGGTGGGCGCGGTGCTGTGGACGCGGTGACCCTTGAGCACCAGCCGGGCGATAAGGTCGCGAAAGTCTTCCGGGTTGTAGTTCAGAAACTGGCCGGACAGGCCGGGCGAGTTGATTACCAGCACGTCGCACTCCGGCGCCATGGGGATGAAGCTGTCCAGCGTGGGATAATCAAATAGCAAGTCATCCACGGTGCGCATCGGGTTGGAGATCCCCATCCGGCCGGCCAGCTCGTTGAACCAAGCCAGATGAAACTTGGCGAAGTTCAGCCGGTCCGGGTGACGCTCCCACCAGCCACCGGCGTTGCGCCAGCTGTCGATACTGCCTGGCTGGGCCTCCTCGATGGGCCGGATTCGGAGGCGTGTGGAGATATCGGACCGCAGGGCGTCGATCTCCTCAAACCGGCAGAGCTGGGGGTTGTGATAGTGGGTCACCTCCAGAGCCGGGTCAGCCAGGCAGGCGCGGCGCAGGAAGTTTAGCTGAACGAGGTTGTCGCCCAGCCGCAGGGCGTTGTGCGTGTGGATCATTGAGCCGACGGATTGCGCTCCTCAAAAATCTTTTTTCCGGTCTCGTAGTGGGTGGCGGAGTTGTGGCGAAGGAACTCCTCGTCCGCCTTCTGCCCTGTGAACATGGGATTGTTGTGGGTGAAGACGACGTCGCGTGCCTCGATGACGCACTTGTCGGCGTAGGCTCTGGACGTGAACTCGTTATCGGAATAAATGCCGCTGGCGGCGTCGTACTCCGGCGCAAACAAGTGGCCTTGTTTTTTGAGCCGGTTGCGCGTGAGGATGGCCATGCAGAGGAGCTGGTCCTTGCGGTGACCATCGCTGACGGCCAGCACGCTTTCGCGGGTGGTGTCCCCGATCCGTTCGGAAATAATCTTGTCCCACCAGAGCGGCGGATCCCAGTCATCGGATCCCTGCACAAGGATCTCTCCCTGGGCCTGCTCGGCCGCCCGGTTCCAGGCGGCGATGCAGCCGCCCTTCCCCTTGAGCGGCGCCCATGCCTTGAGGACATCGGCCTTGGGGTCATCATCGTCGCAGCTGAAGATCCACTCCACGCTGGCCGGGTCTGCCGCTTTTTTCATCCAAAGGATGCGGGCGTTGATGGCCTCCTGCGGGCGGCCGCGGGTGGCGTGGCAGACGGAGATTTTGACGGGCTTCAGCTTGCGCCATTGGTTTTGAATCTTGTCTGCCTCCGCGTGGTCGCCCACGGCGCGGGCGGCGGCGATGTAGAGATCGATGCACTCAAAATCATAGATGGCCCGCTGGGCGTTCCATTGGGTGACGCCGGGATCGGGCAGCACCATGGCGCTTTTGAGCAGGTAGTAGGCGGCGCCCCACTTGCCGGCGCTGGCTTCTTCCCGAGCCATATAGAACGGGGCCTCTCGGCGGGACGGGCTGGACTGGTGGGCCCTGGCAAAAACGGCCATGCGCTGGTCCCGGTCCGGCAGGGCTTGGCCGTAGTTGCACCAGCTCTCGTAGCGGAGCGTGGGCTCTTGGGTGGGCCACAGGGCGGAGACGTGGGACCAGGTGGCGGACTGGTCGCGCTTGCCGGAAAGGAAAAGCTCCTGCTGAAGGTAGTAGGCGTACTTGCCGGCCTCGCCCAGCTCCCCCTGCAGGATGCGGATGTTGCGATCGGCAGAGCCTGCTTTGTAGCCCTCCGGATGGTGCTCCACCCAGCTGGCCTGCTCGGCCCGCACCTCGTAGCCGGGCAACGGCAAAAGCGCCTCGTGCACGGCGTAGTGCCAGCGGCCGGCCCAGCGGCCCCCGGGCAGGCGTTTGACCAGGCGCTCGCGGATCGGGGTCAGCTTCGCATTGGTCACGTTGTAGACGGCGGCCCAGATGCCGGCCTTGTCGTTTTTCAAAAGCTCCTTGGCGGCGTTTTGCAGGGCGTTTTTCAGGCCGGGGGCGGGTAGGTCGTCCGCGTCCACCCACATGGCGACGTCCCCGGTGCAAGCGTCCAGGGCGGTGTTGCGGGCGTCGGCAAAGTGATCGACGTGGGGCCAATCGGTTTTGCCGTGGCCGTTTTGATAGTGGACGATGGTGGCGCCCTTCTCCTTTGCGATCTCCTCGGTGCCGTCATCAGGCGCACCGCCGCGAGCCATGCAGACAACTATCTCATCGGCCATGGGCTGAAACGCATCCAGGCAGCGGCCGATATACTTGGCCTCCCGGCCGGCAATCAGATAGATGGAGATTTTAGGATCTTGGGGCATGGATCCTAACCCTCGCGCAGGCCGATGACGTAGCAGCCGGCGTTGGTGTCGGTGCTGATGACGCGGTAGGTGACGGAATTGATGCGGGCGGTGGAGCCGATGGTGGGCGCGGTGGCCATCACGGACTTGTCGGCGGTAAAGGAGGCGTTTAAGTCCAGATCGTAGCCGTGGAGCTCAAGATTCTCCCGGCGGGTGATGGTGGAAAGGACGCCGGTGACGGCGGTGGATCCAAAGGTGGCGCTGGTGCCGAACTGCTCGTAAGCGACGGCGAGGCTTTCTTTCAGGCACTCGGTAAATTCAGACATGCGAGGATCTCAAAAGAGGAAGGGCGGCGGACTGATTGCTCAATCCGCCGCCCCACCAAGGAGGTTAGCTGCCGTTGATCCGAACGAGGCTGGAGGTCTCCCCTGCCTTCACGCCGTAGATCAGGGCCAGGGTGCGCTGGACGATGCCTTTTTGGACGTCGTAGTGCTCCCGGCTCTGCACGGTCAGGCCCGTGCGGGGCTCGGTGACGTTGCTGATCGTGCCCGGAATCTCGACGCCCTGAGGGACATCGGGGACGCGGGAGGCGATCAACAGCGCCTCGCGCTGGGCAAAGAAGCCGCCGAGCGTGATGCTGTTGCTGGGGATGGAGGGGTACATGTTGATGTTGAACCCTGCCACCGCGCCGAGTCCGGCGTTGCGGACGGCGTCGCCGCTGATCTGCGGGTTGGCCACCACGTTGCTGTCCTTCAGCAGGGAGCCGAAGTACTTGGGCGCCAGAACCGCGTAGCGGTCGTTGGACGGGGTCTTGTTGTTGTTGAGCACCTCACCAGCCGAGACCGCCCAGGCGTAGCTGAACGAGGCGGAGCTGACGGTGATGGCGCTGGTGAACGAAGCGGAGGTGACGAGCGCGAGCAGGTCGCCCACCATCTGCAGCCCGAGGGCGTGCGCGGCGGCGCCGGCGAAACGCTCGATCAGGTTGATCTCGCTGGTCGACCGTTCCTGATCGTCCACGCTGTAGGAAACGTGCTTGAACTTGTCCAGTTGGATGCCCACATCCGTCTGTGTCACGGCGGCCGCGACGTAGCCGTTGGCCTGGGAGTAGTCCGTGGCCGTCAGCGCCGAGAGGCGGTGCGTGTAGACGTAGGCGTTGTAGCGGGCGGCCTCGGACGAGAAGTCCGTGGCGGCGCCACGCAAAAAGCTGTAATCAGCCACGAGGATCTCCAGCGCGCGCTGGGCGATCACATTGGCGTTAGTGGTTCCGAGTGTGTTGGCCATGGTGGTATCCTTTGGGCTTTAGAGGCCCAGCTTGCGGAGGAGCTCCACGCGCTTGGCGGGGTGCTTCTCCTGGTTGAATTGGTTGAGGATCTCGGTGCGGGACAGACGGCTGTCCGCGGGTTGGGCCGGGACGGGCGCCGCACCGGCGGCGTCCTTCTCGATCCGTGAAAGGGTGGTGAGCTCCGTCTTGGCGGCGGCCTCGACGACGGCGGGGGCGGTCAGGTCCTCCTCCTTGTCGTCCTTCATGTAGCCGAGGAGCTGGTTGAGGAGGTTGACGACATCGCGCATCGTCGGTTCCTTTTCCTCGTCCTTTTTGTCCTCCGCCACCGGGGCTTCCGCCAGGGCGGCGGGAGCGAGCGTCTCGGCCAAGGCCGCGGGTGTGGGTTCGGGTTCCGGTTGGGCCACCGGAGCGGCGGCGGTCAGTTCGACTTTCTCGGCCTTGGTTTCGGTCATGGCCTTTTCAAAGGTGTCAACTGGCAGCGCGGCAAAGGCGCTGAACATGCCGGCGGGATTGGCCGCGGGCTGGGTCACCACGGAGACGTCGTAGATCTCGGTCACCCGGGCAAAGCGCTGGCCTTCCCTTTCATCGGGCACGCCGCTAAAGGTGAGGCTGAGGCCGAACTGGTCGGGCATAAGCCCGGCGAGGTTGGCGACGTAATCGGCCTTCTCGCTGTTGAGCAAGGTCAGGTCGCCAAGCAGGCGGCTACCCTCGATGCGGAAGTTTTCGACGTAGCCCAGAATGTCCATGACCTGTTGGGCGCCGTGCCCGTTGGTGACCTTGATCCGGCCCATGGATTGGGCGACGGCCAGGGCCTGCTGCAGGCTGGTTTCGTCGATTAAGAGGTTGTGACCTTTGGCCTCGCCGGCCGTGAGGATGCTGACGTTTTTGAGCTTGGTGGCCATACGGGCCGCCCAGCGTCAACTACGCCTTCTTCTTTTTGGCGGGTCTGTTTTTCAGGCCGATGGCTTTGGCCACCATGTCGGCCTCTTTTTCGGAAAGGGTAAAGTCCGGCTCGTCCTTCATGGTGAAGGCTTCGGTCTGGGGCGGGATGATTTCCACCTGCGCCTGCATGGCGGTGGATTCGGTGACGGAGGCGGCGAGCTCCTCGGGAGCGGCGGGCGTCTGCACGGGGTCCAAAACAGCCGCTTGTTCGGGCGTTGCCTCGGCAGCCGGCGCGGTGGATGGTGGATTCAGGCTGGCGATAAATTTCTTTTCCCGGTCCATCTGCTCGATCTGCTCCTGCCAATCGAGGCCAAGCTCTCCAAAGTAATCGGCCAACGTGGAGAGGCCGGCCTTGTAGTCCTCGCGGGCCTGCATGGCCTCGCGTCCGGCGTCTACGGTGAGGCTCTTGGGCGTCTGCCAGGAGACGCGGTCGTAGTCCGCCACCTCGGGCAGATCGCCGGCGGCGATGGCGCGGGCGATGAAGTAACGCCAGGCGCGGGCGCAGAAGCGGTCGATAAGCAGACGTTGGCGCTGCTCAAAACGGCGCTGGGCTTTGGCGACCACAAACCGCATGCCGGCCCCGCCGACAGAAGCTGGATCGTAGACGAACTCAGGCGGCAAATTCAGCCCCAGGGCGATGTCGCGGATGAGGAACTTGGCAAAGTTTTCAAAGTTGGTGCCGGGGCGGGTGGGGGAAAGGTTCTCAATCTTTTCGCCGGGGGCCAGGCGCGGGATGTTGGCGGAGCTGGTGATCTCCTCGCGCGCCACGTCGTTGCTGCTGTCCCGCTCCTGAATCTTTCCAAAAAATCCACCTGTGTTGGCAAGGGGGTCGCCATCCTGACTGACGATGACTGCGGCGATGGAGGACTGAACCTTGAGGGCGTCCTTTTCAAATTCGGTAACCAGCTTTAGATCGCGCAGGTGGTTAAGGGCGCGAGCCAAGGCGGAGGCTCCACGGATCTGGTCGGGCCGCTCCAGCTCCATGAGGTGGACGACGAGCTCGGCGGGGATCTTGCGGTACTGGTCGTTGGTCTCGATCAGGTAGGCGGTGGGCTCGCCGAGCTTGCCGAGGAAGACGCCGTCGCTGGTGCCGTAGTCGTCGCCCTCGCAGACTCGATGGCCTTCGACAACCTGCAGTTTTCCGGAATCGGTCAGGACGACAAAGACGTCTCCGTCCACGTCGATGGAGCGGGAAAGCGCCATCAGCAGATCCGTCCAGGTCATGCGGCCGGTGACCTCGGGGGCTGGGGCAATCACATCGCGCCAGTACGCCTCGGCCAGCTGGCCGAACTCCTGGTCGGCTCCGCGGTACTGCGGGCGCAGGCCTGGGCCGATGGAGTAGGCGGCGATGGAATCAACGGCTCCCTTGACGAGGCCGATGTTGCGGTACATGTGGCGGGCGAGCTTGAGGAGCTCGGTCCGGGTGGATTCGGTCAGGTCAATGCGGGAGTCGCGGGCGTGGGCGCCGTAGATGATGGGCCGCTTGCGGGAAAAGCCGGCGCCCTCATACGGCTGAAACGTGGCGATGCCGGAGCCGTAGCCGGCGGCAAACGCCTTGACGCCGGCACCGATCCGCTGAACCAAGGAGACGGGCTTAGGCGTCATAGATGTTGGTGAAAGAGCCGACGGTGCGGCTGACGCGGTTGCCTTGCAGGAAATCAATCGCGGCCTGGAACAAGGTGACGCGCTCGGTGGGTTTCATGTCGATTTGAAAGCTGGCGGACTGGCCGCCGGCGGAGCTGCCCACCACGGCACGCCCGGAATCGACGCCGGACATGGCGGAATCGCGCATGGATTCCAAGGCAACAATGGCCGAGGCCGTGACCCCGGAGGCTTGCTTGAGCTCTCCCAGATCGGAAGAG